GAAGTCACAGTCAAACGATGTTGCCCGATTCATTATCGCTGAAACAAAGGCGGGCCGCCCGTGCTGGATTCGCAAAATATCCGTACACGCTGATAAAATCGGGCATGATGGACTTTCTCAAATATCAACAGCATCTGCCAGGGTGAACTATCTGCGTAAGCATGGCGCATTTATTACAGGGCAGCAGTACGTCATTCACGAACTGGAGCCGCGCAAATGCCCGTACAGCAATAGGCTGGTGGAACACTTTTGCATGGTGCTTGAAACGGAACACAAGCGCATACAGCAGGCAAAGGTTGACCGTGCCATCACAGGTGACTGATTCGATTTATTTTGCATACGCCCGACCTAAAAGCAGGTCGGGAAGGACGAGGTTTGTTTAGATCAGCCCGATGATGGAAATTGTCGGGTATTTTTTAACATGAAACAACGCAAAAAATGAATTACCAGGAGTTTATTGAATCAAAAAAACATAAGTCTGAAAACTTTGGTATTGAGCCAAAGTGGATACCGGATGAAATGTTTGACTATCAGAAGTATGTGGCTGAATACGCCATCAGAAAGGGCAGGTGCGCTGTCTTTCTTGATACCGGACTTGGTAAGACAATCATTGAGCTTACCACAGCGATAAACTACATGATGCACACAAATAAGCCTGTGCTGATAATAACACCGCTGGCAGTGGCTTTTCAGTTTTTGACAGAGGCAGAAAAGTTTGGTATTACAGATATTGAATACAGCAAAGACGGTTCATTTACAAAAAAAATAGTAGTCTGCAATTACGAGCGACTTGACTATTTTAACTCTACCGACTTTGACTGTGTGATACTTGACGAATCGTCTATCCTGAAAAACTTTGGAGGTGCCATAAAGCACAATATCACCACCTTCCTGAAAAAGGTGTCATACCGATTCCTGTTTACAGCAACGCCATCGCCAAACGATTTTATTGAACTTGGTACATCATCTGAAGCGCTTGGTTATATGGGGTATATGGATATGCTTGGCAAATTCTTTGCCAACAACGAAAATAACATCAGGCCGCAGGACATAGGCACAAAGTTTTATCTGAAGCCACACGCAAAAGAGGCTTTTTTCAGGTGGGTAGGATCATGGTCAATATCAATGAGAAAGCCATCCGATTTAGGCTTCAGCGATGAGCGCCACATACTTCCAAAGTTGTTGCGCAACTACCATTCCGTAAAAAACGATGAAAATTGGATTATCAACGGGCAGGTGCTGATGTTTTCAATTGTAGCGCAAAGAATGTCAGAGGTAAGAGAAGAGCAAAAAATGACTATCAAGAACAGAGTGGACAAGGCTATTGAATTAGCCTCTGTTAACGATACTTCTGTTTACTGGGTGAATTTCAATGACGAGGGCGATTTGATTGAAGATATTGATGCTGATTCAATTCAGATACACGGCTCAATGTCGCTTGAAAAGAAAGAGGATATACTGTTTGACTTTGCCAAAGGCAATATCAAGCGACTTATCACAAAGCCAAAAATAACCGCATTCGGCTTAAACTGGCAGCATTGCAATCACACCGTTTACTTTCCTACATTCAGCTTTGAGCAGTATTACCAGGCAATCAGAAGATTTTGGAGGTTCGGGCAAAAAAGAGATGTGATTGTTGACATCGTGTATTCTGATGGACAAAAACGAGTGCTTGACGCGCTGAATCAGAAAACAGGTAAGGCAAACGAGCTATTCGGAATCCTGAATCAAAATCTGAATACATCATACGTTCACCAAAAGGCAGAGTTCAAAAAAGACATAACGCTGCCATCATTTTTAAACACGAGCCGAAATGATTAATGAACAACTAATCACCGACAATTATGCGATATACAACAGCGACTGTATGTATGTCCTTCCAACGCTGACTGACAAGTCAATTGATTTATCAGTCTATTCTCCACCGTTTGCCGGGCTGTACAATTACAGTTCGCATGAGAACGATTTTTCCAACTGTGAAAGCAAAGATCAATTTTTGCAGCAGTATGAGTTCTTGGTTGAGCAAATCAGCCGGGTAACAAAGCCGGGCAGAATATCAGCCGTTCATTGTCAGGACATTTGCGAGAATGTCACAAAGAACATCCTGTGGGATTTGCCGCACGAGATCATCAAGATACACCTGAAACACGGCTTTACCTACCGGAACAGAATTACCATCTGGAAAGAGCCGTTAAAAGTTCGTATGCGCACGATGGTGGCGTCATTGATGCACAAGTTGATAGTGGAGGACAGCACAAAGTGCTTTACCGCCATGCCCGACTATGTTCTGATTTTTGTAAAGAACGGAGAAAATCAGGTTCCAGTTCAGCATCCGGTAGGAATCACAGAATATGCCGGAGCAACACCGATGCTGCCTGAAATGGTTGAGATGTACGGCAATTATGAAGACTTGAAAAAGAAGTATGAAGGCCACGAAGACCCGAAGACAAACAAGCTGGCGCACATCCATTGGCAGCGATACGCCTCTTCTGTTTGGGATGACATCAGGAATGACAATGTGCTGCCATTCAGAGAGGCCCGCGAAGAGGATGATGAGAAGCACGTTCACCCGCTGCAACTTGACGTAATTGATCGGGTAGTTGAGCTTTACAGTAATCCGGGAGAAGTTGTGTTAACTCCGTTTATGGGAGTTGGTTCAGAAGTTTACAGTCCGGTTTCACATGGAAGAAAAGCCATCGGAATTGAACTGAAAGAATCCTACTACAAACAGGCGACCATCAACGTGAAAGAGGCTGAAAAGCGGTTTATCGCAAAGAAAGCGCAACTTTCAATGTTCTGAATAAAACGGGCCGTCATTAACCTGGCGGCCCACAAAAACACACACCATGCCACAACAACCTAACAAAGTGGAACTCATAGGCCATTACGGAAGTGACGAGATAATCGCGCTAAGTGCCTGGACTTCCACATCACGCGACCTGACACCGGATAAACGCGACCGGATACCCGAACTGATACAAAAACTTTGGACATCGGGCCATAAGACGCCATTTGAGAAAGGCGTAGTTCATTTTCTTGTCACAACCGACATCGCAACGCACATACACCTGCTTAAACACCGGATTGCATCTATCAACGCTGAATCAGCGAGGTACAAGGAAATCAAGCACGATCAATACTATGTACCGGATGACTTTGCAGGAGGTAAACAGCACGACTTTTGGACAGATGCACTGATTGAACACACGGAGCGCGGTAACCATCTATATCATCAGTACCTGGCAGAGATGACACCCGTAATCGGACGCAAGCGCGCAAAGGAGGTAGCGCGTTATTTCAAGTCTTACAACAGTCAAATAACGGCTGATGTCATGTTCAATATGTCCAGCTTTGCCAACTTCATCAAACTGCGAACAGCGCATGACGCACAGGTTGAGATTCAGCAGGTCGGCATACTGATGTGGGATGCCGTGCAAAGCATCGAGGGAAACCCGTTTCAACACACTTTAAAAGCGATTGCGCAATGAACGAATCACAAAGAAAACAGGACTTGAGAAACGCAATAGTTGATCTTTACAACAATTTAGCGCGGGCGCGTGACATTTGCGATTCGATGCTGAAAGGGCTTGAAAATGAATCATTGACGCTTGAGTACGTAACAAAGATGCGTAAACGTCAAAGAATAATGGAACTGAACTACACAAATCAAGCCGTGCACGCAAGGATTAATCTGGCTGAATTAACGGACAGGATAATAGAAGAAATTATTGAAACACTTTGACCATGACCCAACTCACAACACACTCAAACGCAAACAGCATGAAAAACAATAGGGAGTATCGGCTTATTGTCCGGCTTACACACGATGAAGGCAAAGCAGTTGCAGAGGCTGCACAGGCAGCTAACCTATCTATGTCCGACCTTGTCAGGTCTTTACTATTTGAGCAGCCAAAGGTTAAGCATTCGGTAATGCTCAATGCCAAAAAAACTCAACGCTCTACATTGGCAGACAAGCCGAAGGTTACAATTTAAAAGCAATCAGGCAATGAAAAGACAAATGTTAAGGCAAAGCAAGCGATTGTCAAAAAATCGCAAAGATTACATTGATTTTATTACAGGTGTAGATGAAATTGCACTCACAGATGATGTCATTGACCATCTTGTAAAAAATGGCATAGACGGAGTTTATCCGACTAGGGAAAGGCTAATCTTCCTAAGGGAAAGCGGATTCACGCACTACAACACAAAAAGAAAGTCGTTTGTGACACCTTCTGAGTACATTGATTAAAAAAGCGCTGAACCATGAAAAAACTCACACCACAACAGTCGCTCGATGACCTGACTAATGAGTATATGACTATGGTCACAATACTTGTCAGGTCAGGCGTGTACAATGACACAACCAAAGCGGCTACCAGAAGGTTCAAAGATGCAGCATTCCGGCATGGCAACCAAATGCGTGCGTTTGGGTATTTGGAAGCGAAAGCAGAGGAAATTGAACGAATCAAACATGAACGAGAAAGATGAACACTGATATACTTACATGGACTGTTTACATTGTTTATATCCTTGCGGTCATTCCACCGCTTGCATGGATATACAAAATGGCATTTGATTCTATTTTTTCAAAGAAAAAAGATGATGAAGATGAATAAACTTCCCGTATCTTTGTACTGCCTTCAGAGGCCGCCGAACTGGTAATCCGGCGTATCAAACGAAATTCAATAATTCAAAAACGCCTGTGACGGGCGGGTCTGCGCTTTTTTCGTTTCTGCGCAATGGCAAACCAAAGCCGCCCACCGTCACAGGCGTTTTTTTATTTGCAAAAAACCATGTATCCACAATTTGAGCAAGACAACTATCCGAACCTGTTTGCCGTCATTCCTGCAAAGGTCAGGTATGATAAAAACCTTTCATCTACTGCAAAATTGATCTTTGCAGAGGTAAGCGCGCTATCCAATAAAGAAGGTTATTGCTGGGCAAATAACGCCTACTTTGCCGACCTGTACGGATGCACAAAAGACACCATCTCAAGGGTAATCGCTGAACTTGAAAAGTTTGATTACATAACTGTCATAATTGACAAGGCAGCAGGCAACAAGCGGCGTATTTATGCGCGTTTTGACCACTATTCAGCACCAAAACAGGTACCAACTATCAGGAAAAACCCAAAAAACCTATCGGTTAAAAAACCGCAAGGTCACACGAAAAAAACCGATAATAATAATATAACTAATAATACAAGTATAATAAGAGAGAGAAGGCTCTCTGAAAAACCGAAATCCAACTTTTCAGATCAACCATACAACGACACGGTTAACCCGATGCTTTCAAGTCCAACGTGGGATCAGGTAATTTTTGCGGGCGCTAAATTGATGCCCGTTGAACCCTTACCTTCGGAGAATCCTTTTGATGAACGGGAACAGGCCGCCACATATTACGAAAAATCGCAATATGTTATCCAGCAGGGAGAGAAGTACACGACCGATTCAGATTTAGTTGCTGTGATGGCCAACTATTACCGGAGCAACCCACAGGAATACAAGGTCGGCATTCTGCAGGACGCTAAGGGCGCACGCTTCACACCTGAACAGATAAAAGACTTTACTGTCATGTGGGCGGCGCACGCCATCGCAAACAACAAGTACAACCGGACGGCACATCAGTTGCATCTTGACCTTAAGAAGTGGATATTGCGGGAATCGCAGTACAGCGCAAAGTCCATGAAGCAGGCAGGGAGTGCAGCTGCTCCGGTTATCAAGAAAAAAACAGTAGATTTCATTTGAACGACCTAAGACACAAACGACATGAAATACATAATCACAGGGCCGGCTGCATCAGGTAAAACCACCTTTGCAGCCACTTTAGAGGCCAAAGGTTTAAAGATTGCAAAAGCGATGACCACACGCCCGAAGCGCGGGCCACTTGACAGGGAGTACAATTTTGCAAGCGCCGAAGATGTTAAAAGTAGTTGCGAGATATACCACGTGTACAACAGTTGGTACTACGGATTCACAAAGACCCAACTGTTTGCATCTGATGTATTCATTGCGGGCGCTGAAATGGCGCTGAAACTTCAGGATTACTTTGGGGCTGACAAGTGCCTGGTTATCTTCCTGAATGCGCCTGAAAGCCTGCGAAGGATGCGCCTGAAGTTCAGGGATGACAAAGCCGATGGAGTTGACGAGCGCATAACACGCGATTACAAAGACTACGCGATGTTTTCGGATGCGGAGCGCTTTGATATTGAGATTTCCAACTTTACGCTGAATCAGCCCAAAGGATGAAAGAGCCTGTAATCATCGTAAAAGGCACGCCGCCATCATCGGAGGAACTTGAGCGCTCTGTATTGTCAGCGCTCCTGACAGACCGTGACGCAGCAGCCAATATCATGGACATCCTCACGCCTGATGCGTTTTACAGCGATACGAACAGGGAGGTGTACAACTGCATTGCCATGCTGTACAGCAGAGGTAGCGCAATTGATATGCTGACTGTGACAAACGAGGTAAAGAAGTCCGGAAAAGTTGACCCGTTCTATGTGTCCGAACTTGCTATGATGCTGACAGGCACGGCCAATGCTGAATACTACGCTCGCATATTGACGCAAAAGCAAATCAGCCGTGCCATCATACGCACGGGTATTGAATCGGTCACAGATGCTTTGCAGGAGAAAACAGACCCGATTGAATTACTGGATAAGACAGAGCGCGAAATTTACGCCATCGGTCACGGGATAACCACAACCGATGCCGTGCAGGTCGGACAGGCAGTTCCTGAAATACTTAAGCGCATTGAGAAAGCCGCGCAATCCAAAGGCATCACGGGTATTGAAGGTGGCATCAGGCAATTTGACCGCCACACCGGAGGCTTTCAGCAGGGCGAACTGTATATCCTGGCAGGGCGCCCCGGCATGGGTAAAACGGCGCTTCTGCTTTCATGGGCTTTGAATATTGCAGCATCGGGCGTTCCGGTCGGCGTGTTCTCTTTGGAAATGACAAAGGACGAACTTGTCATGCGTCTACTGTCTATGCTTTCGGGCGTTCCATCGGCCAACATGAAAAAGGGCATGATGGCAGAGTCACAATGGCCCGAACTTATCAGGGCGTCAGAGCAACTATCTGCCATGCCGCTGTACATTGACGATGAGGGCGGGCAATCGGCAAGCGCCGTAAGATCGCGCGCACGCCGGATGGTGCAGCGTAACAAAGTGCAGGTTCTGTTTTTGGACTACCTGCAAAAGATGGCAGCGCCAAAGCAGTACGCAGGTAACAGGGAGGCAGAGGTAAATTACAATGTGCAGAGCCTGAAGAATATCGCAAAGGAACTCAAACTGCCATTTATCTGCCTGTCTCAGCTTTCGCGGGCCGTTGAAAGCAGAGCCGATAAAAAGCCGATACTGTCAGACCTTCGGGAATCGGGAGCAATCGAACAGGAGGCAGATATGGTGCTGTTCCTGTGGCGGCCTGAATACTATGGCATTACACAGGATGCAGAGGGCAACGATATGTCAGATGGCTATGTGGAGTTGGATGTAGCAAAGTTCCGGCACGGGCCAACTATGACCATTCCGGTTAAGTTCATCAACGAACTTACCAAGTTCACAGACTACCGACATCCGAATGACTTTAAAGGTATCCAGCAAGCGCCTGTAAGCGATTTTAACTCATGGGGCAACGCTATACACGATGCGCCTGTAATATCGCAGCACAGGCCAAATTTGGACGTTGAAATACCGTTTTAAAAGTAAATCACAAAACATGAAACACATCTTTCAAAAACTCACATCAAAACTCCCGCAATGGTTACGTGATGATTTGCAAAAACTTGCAATTGGCGGCGCGGTTGTTCTGCTTATCATCTTCATTGTGTGGATAGTCATGCTATTCAAACGCTATGCCGCTATCATTGCAACCACAGTTGCCGTTATCGGCTTTGCTTACATACTCGGTGAAATCATACTGGGTGTAAAAAATCGCAGGGCATGAAAGCGGTGACGCACGTAAACGATGAAGGCCGCATCACAAGCGCGGAGGCAATCACAGCCATCAGGCAGACGCTGAACGAACAGCGAAACACGGAGGTGCTCATTACCATCATGCCTGCAATGGACATCCGGCGCACGTTTGATATTCTGCCTGAACAGGACTTGTTTGACCGTGTGAAACACCTGGATGCGCTTGCAAGTACGCACGTTGACCACACAGACATAAACGCTGTTCTTGACCTGCTGAATGAACTATCCGCATGGCTGCCTGAAGCGGGCAAATGCCAGGCATCAGCAAAGTTTTATCTTCTTGTCGCTGTAGATGCTGTTATGTCTGCCATACCCGATGACATCAAGGTACTATCTATCAGCGAGCGTAAAAGATGGGTATCTGCACGAATAGCCGAATGGGAAGCAATGTTTGAACGATCAGAGAGGCTGTGCGCTGCCATCACGCACAGGTGCGATCACCTGCGAACATTCGTCAGTTACGAAAAAGAACAGGCGAAAGCCGCCATTTCAGCAATTTAAAGTAAATTTGTAACGCAAAAAAGGAAACATGAACCAACAAGTAGCAGCGCGTTTCAGGCTGATGTCAGAACATGAACGCGAAAAATTCACAGCAGAGTGCATTGAACAAGGTCTGACGGCTCACCAAACAGACCTGATGGAAAACCACATCTGCGGGAGGCGTGCCGGGCAATTGGACGCAGAAACAAAACTGATAGGCCATTTTATGAAGTGGCCAAAGCAGGCAGACGCAGCACAATCTATTTTCACAAAATACACAACATCTACACGATGAAAAATCAGATCACACCCGCACAACTGCAAACGTGGGCTAAGGACATCCACGCCAACGCCATTGCCAAAGGCTTTTATCCTGAAAATCCAAAGGACAGGAACGACAAAGAAATGCTGATGCTGATAATCTGCGAGTTATCAGAAGCGGTGGAAGCGCACAGGGAGGGCAGGTGGATGGATGGCAGGCAGGGAATCATTCCTGAAGAACTGGCAAAGTATCCGCAGGAATTTGAAGCCAATTTCAAAGCATGGGTAAAAGATACAGTTGAGGATGAAATGGCTGATGCGCTGATACGGATACTTGATTATGCGCAACACAAAGGATTGGTATTTACCGAAGCGTATTCTTTTGATGCTATACCTGTAATCAATGAGTCATTTGCGGCTAACTGTTTTGTTGCATTATGTGAAATAACTGATAATCCAAACATGGTCAAACACAGTATCGGATATATGATTCGCCGAATTATCGGCATCTGCGATGAATACAACATTGACATCTGCTTTCATGTGGAAGCAAAGATGAAATACAACGCAACACGCCCGATCAAACATGGCAAAGCCTACTAAAGCAATTAAGTACACCACCGCCACGCCCGCTGAACTAAAGGAACTTTGGCGAAAGCAGGAAGAGCGAAAGCAGAAGCGGCGCGCGCAATGGGAAGCGCGCGCCGCTGGACAACTGAAGCCGAAGCCGGAAAGCGCAAACCGGATAACCGCAAACATCATCCGGTTAATCAATATGCAGTCAGGGTGCTATGCCTTCAGGGTAAACAATGTGGGCGTATGGGATGCAGCAAAGCAGATACATCGTAAAGGCAACACGGAGCGCGGAATATCAGATGTGATTGCGTGTATTCGCGGTAAGATGTTGTGTATCGAAGTAAAGGCAGGAAAGGACAAAGAAAGCATCCATCAATCGAATACTTTGAGCAAATGTTAAAATCAGAAACTTTCTGAAAAAAAGTAAATAAAAAACTTGACAAATAAATAAAGGCGCGTATCTTTGTAAGGTCAAACGACAACAGCACACACAAACATTCAATTTCAAAACTTCTAAGACATGAAAGTCAAGTCATTAATTTCCAAGTTGCAAAAAATGGCAATAGATTTTGTAGTTATTGACCATAACGGACACAATCAAGAGGTAGAATTTAAGATCAACGGTAAATCATACTCAGCAAAATATGACACAAAGCATTACAAAGTTTATGCTTATAGTCAGGATGTTTGTTACAATGATTGCAATCAAGAAACGTCAAGAAACTTTTTCTACAATTTTAACCAGGTTATGTTAGACGCTGCACGATAGGCATTCACTTTTCAATCGCAACACAATGGGAACTTTAGCCACAACCGGAATCACATTCAAACAACTTCACCATCAGGCAGCCCCGAATATCGGGCTGCGTGCCTGGCAGGTCAAGGTCAAGAAAATCACAGGCGCTTACGATGGCAACGCCATTGCTACGCCCGATCAGATAAACGCGCTGCTGTCAGCAAGCGCAAAGAGGATTCATACGATTCATACAGCCTCTACTAAAGCAGCAAAGGTTAGCTATTCCCATCGGCAACAGCCGGAGCCACAAGCGGTTCCGGCTGAACCTTTGGAAGTCAAACAGCCTGAAGTAAATCCTGAAGCGCAACAGCCCGAACAATATCAATCTTATCAGCCATACGAACCGGAGCCGCTTAACTGGCAACTGTGGGCCGTACTGGTGTTCTCACTTGGTTGCAGCGTGCCGAATATGTACAGCGTGGCGCTGCAAATGAAAGACAGCGCATTCTTAGCAATGGCGATAACCGCCACGTTTACAATCAGCCCGATGTTACTGCTTACATCCGATAACCGAACAGCGCGCATTGCAGCGTTTATCCCGATTGTTATTGAAGTATTCGCCAATACAGCAGGTTATTATGGCAACCTTTTGTCTATCACAGTAGGCAGCGACATCATCACGCCTGGTAAGTTCCTGAATATGGTCATGCAGATGGCAGGAACGGGCGCACGCGGAACAGCCTTATTTTTGGCACTCATGATGGCAGCGGCAATCGCTGCAATGTCGGTAGTGTCAGTTCACTCTATTATAAAAAAGGACGCATGAAACAGCATTACGAAGATGCCCACTATGAAGAAATAGGCGGGCAGGTTCAAAGAACAGAGCCGCCACCATTCCTTACTAAAAGGTTTGTCATTGTGGGTGCAATTACAGCACTCGCATACAACTACGCCACCAAAGAGCGCGAAAGCCGCGATGTACTTGCATTCACCGATGAACCGGAGCAATCAAATACGCAGTTCGGACTGATGGCAACAGCGCCTGAAGCAAAGGCAGCCGCCAAAGTGCCGGAGCAGACAAACGGCCACGACCTTTTCAAGTACGTGATGCTGGAAACAAAGCGAAGGGAGGCATTAGGCAGGCGCGGTAAAGAACTGGAATCATACATGGATGGTGATTCACCTGCCATCGGGTACGGAAACCGCATCAAATACCTTTCTGCCAAATGGAAGCAGGTAGTTGAGGAGCAGAACTACAAAGTAACGGAAGCGCAGGCGCGGGCCATGATGTACGACACGTTTGATAGCCTCAAAGAGACCATCAGCGCCGACCTGCCACATCTTGACCGGCACGAACTTTGGGCGGTTCAAAGCCTTGCGTTCAATTGGGGTTATGGTAACGTCAAACGATCAGCCCTGTATCAGCACCTGAAAGCCGGAAGCAAAACAGGTGACGCACGCCGTGCCTGGATGAAGTGCCACGCAGCCACAGAGAACCACCGGACAAGCCGCCGCTTCGAGTGGGCGCTTTATACCGGAGACTTCAAAGAGGCAAAGAAATACGCGGACAAGGCATACAACAGTATTGCCGGACGTGGTGACTTGAAACATTATTGACGCTATGGACAACCTTATTAAGCACACGTCTGGCAAAAGCAGTGGATGGTCTGACGATTTAGGGTGTGGCGATGGGGATGGCGTTTGGTTTGGCACTGGATATGGCGATGCTATCGGTCAAGGCAGTGCGTGTGGATACTGCGAAGGATGGAGCGACGACGAGGGTCAAGGATATGGCGCTGGCGCTTGTATTGACGACTGCATTGCTGATGTTAGTGGTGATGCAGATGGTTTTGGCGAAGATGGCGGATTTGGAAACGGACACTTTTTTGATGTTTGACAATTAAGTCAATCTACACGAATAATTCACAACTAAACACACAAATAACATGGCAAACATGATTAACAAAATTTGCATCATCCGCTCTTATGAAAGCGGTGTTCACTTCGGTGAAGTCCTTGAAACACGCGACACGATTCACGGACTATCTGTAACACTCAAAGACAGCCGTCGCGTTCATTACTGGGAAGGCGCTGCTTCATTATCACAGATGGCACTTGATGGCATCAGGACCGGACGCATCGCAATGGTGCTACCTGAAATTCAGGTAGAGAACGTCTGCGAAATCATACCGATGTCAGATGCCGCAATTGACAACATGAAAAAGCAGCCGATATGGAAGGTTTGATTAGAAGTAACAATAAGCTTGGTGATGGATATGGGGATGAAAAGTATCGCGGGAATGGAGAAGGTTATTCATTTGGAGAAGGATTTAGAAGTGGCACTGGCTATGGTAGTGGTATCAATTGCTACAATGGCGAAGGTTATGGAATCGGAGCCGGAAACGGAGATGGATATAATGATGGCGAAGGTTCCGGCTAACAAGATCAACACACAGCACAATTCACGCAATTAACACACACAACGCACAAAACATGAAAAAGCAGCCGATATGGAGGGTTTGATTGACTATTTATACAGCTCCGGCTACGGCTCCGGCGACGGCTCCGGCTCCGGCGACGGCTCCGGCTACAGCTCCGGCGACGGCGACGGCGACGGCTACGGCTCCGGCTACGGCTACGGCTACGGCTCCGGCTACGGCTCCGGCTACGGCGACGGCTCCGGCTACAGCTCCGGCGACGGCGACGGCTACGGCTACGGCTCCGGCTACGGCTACGGCTACGGCTCCGGCTACGGCTCCGGCTACCGCTCCGGCGACGGCGACGGCTACGGCTACGGCTCCGGCTACGGCTACGGCTACGGCTCCGGCTACGGCTCCGGCTACAGCTACGGCTACGGCTACGGCTCCGGCTCCGGCTACGGCTCCGGCGACTAAAATCAACAAACACAACTTGCACACAACGCACACACAATACACACAACATGAAACACATCATCATTCTCTTTGCATTCATCTTTTTTTCAGCCGCAATCAGCGCTCAAACCGTCATTGCGCGACCGACTGAAATGACCATCAACGCCGTACTGGACTGCGTACCTACAACCATCCCGACCGCGCAACAGGCAGAAGCAAGGGATAACCTGACAACCAATTATTATCTTACCGTCTCTGCGTTAAGGCAGTTCGATGATGGTATGGATGAACAGGCGATTTATGAAGAGGCAGCCGCACAAACATACGCCGTGCTTCAAGAATGGTACCAGGCGGAGCAAACCGCCAAAGGCATGGCATCAGGTTACGGCTTTGATCTTAAGGTTGTCAATCCTATCAGATTCTTTGAACTCAACATGACCGCTGAACAATACGCAGATCAGGTTGAATCAGCCATAGCGAAGGCAGGTAAAGTAAAAGGATACAGCATTGAGGAAATCAAACGCAGGGCGCTGTATTGGGGCGTTCAGTTAAACGTAAAGCAGCTATGATTGTATTTGCAGTAGTAGTTGTTTTGTCAATCATTGTTTACGCTCATTCAATTGATACATGGCAAAGAAAGAACAAAAGAAGGTAGCAGGCGTTGAATACTTTGACGTAAAGAAGTATCAATGCTGGATGTTCCCTACCATCGAAGCAGAGGAGCGGAACAGGGCGGCCAATAAACAGCAAACAGAACGCCGTATTGAAACGCTCAAGAAGCAAGCAGTTAACAGTTGATGCAATAAGTCCGGCACACTTTCAGTAGTGTGTCGGGCGTTTGCATTTAAAGCAATCACGATGCCAACAGTAAACAAGAAGTCAAAAGCATATCCCTGGAAGCCAAAGGCAGCACCGATGTTTGAGTCTATAAAGAACAGGGCATGGTCACAGGCGCTGTACAACAGTCAGCGGTGGCGCAAGATGGCGAAGTATGAGATTATGCAGGAGCCATACTGCGTACTGTGCAAGCAGAAAGGGATAGTGACAACTGACAATCTACAGCGTGACCACATCAATGGATTTGCCACCGAAGATGAGTTCTGGAACGGAGCGCGGCAAACGCTGTGCAAGTGGCACAATATGCAGAAGGCCGCGCAAACGCGGGCGAGGAAGTCCAAAGAGGGGGGTGGGGCATAATCCACAGCCCTATCAGCTCAACAT